ATTGCTGAATTTTTGAACTATACAAAAAAGAAGCCCAAATCGCAGCAGCTGAGTCTCTTCGAACTCAGATACTGCAAGAGCTTGCTGGTTTCTTAAATTAAATTTTGGGGTATGTCCATCATTCAATTGAATTTATTGAACATTTTTTATAGGTATCTTTATATAGATTTGAACACCCATTAATGCATTACCAAGTTCAACCGCTTTATAATCCTTATTATTATATACAAACAACCCTTTACCAGATCTTAAATATAAACTCCCATCCCACTTTTGAATCCGATTATATAAACCGAATAACCCTTTCCCTCTTCCACTTTCAGTTTTTCTAAATCTGGATACACCCTTTTGTAAAGCTAACGTAATCGCAAATGAGTCATTCCAGAAATGTCTGTACTCTAATTGATAGTCTTTAAGCGTATTAGCAATACCAATACCATCATCAGCTATTCCACAGTTTAAAAATAATCCATTATCTTCTTCTGTACAATAAATATATAAGAAGCCTTCTCCTTCACTATGTATCGGAATATTCTGGATCAATTCACTTATAGTAACCGTATAATCTTCAAAGAAATTTTGCATCCATTCATTACTAACTCCAAAGTACTTAATCAAATTGCTATATAAATTTTCGATAATAGTAACAACCTGTGATGTTGAATCAATCTTAGTTACAGGAAATATACCCTTAATATTATCTGATTTTTCTACCGTAGGTGAAATATTCCAGTAATCTAAAAATCCAATTTCAGCTAATACTTGCAAATCCTTCTTCTGAAGTTTTTCTAAATATAATTCTGTACTGATCTTCCGCTTTGTGTACCTTAAAAACCTTACAAGTACATTATTTATTATATTCGCATCAATATTATCAGGTAAAACTAACATCCTGCTTTTACCATTTCGAATTATCTCATATTCAAAATTATACTTTAGATTATCATTATCCATTTTGCAAACAACCCTTTTTCAAACATTTTCTCTAATCAATATTTTATCAATATTTTTGGCTTATAAAATATCAGAATAATGATAAACCTTATTGTACCAAAAAATCATATATATTTTCTGCAGCATTCTGGAATCATGAGGTAAATAGATATCCGTGCTAGCGAAATATCACAAGAATTTCTGAACCACCTTACTTTCCCACATAGTTTCTTACTTAATATATTAACGGTATTATTTGCACACTGTTACATCTCTTATTTATCCTTCCACATAATTAGTAAACAGCAGTCGACGTGGTTACCTTTGGATAACATTAAAATAAGTACATCAAACATCACACAATTTTGGTTTAATTCTCCAAATTATCTACATATAGTATAGTCTGTGTTACTTCTCTGCAACATCTTGTAGCAGAGTAGAAGGGTGGGATTACCACCCTCCCCTCATCAAACCGTACGTGCGGTTTTCCCGCATACGGCTTTCCGATACTCTTCTTCCTTAAGCATTCAGCTTTAGGTTGCCAGCTTCACAATACCCTTTATTTTCAAGATTTCATACATCTGTTTAATCCCGCCGCGGCGGTAACGCTTCTGCCTCTTTGCATTGCTCCACAGCGCAAACCTCTCTACAACATACTTGTCAATCTGCTGCAAGTACCAACGTTCATCCTTGCCTATGCCATAATAAGTCTTAAATCCGCGTAAGATGGGATTCATAAATCTTACCATGTCGTCGAGACTGTTTTGTAGATTAGCCTTTGCTGCAAGCACATTCTGAATTTTCTCTCGCATTTTGTTCATCGATTTCTTCGATGCCCAACGGACAGACACCGCCCTGATACTTCCGTCTTTTCGTTCACGCATGACACGTTTGTGATGAAAGCCAAGAAAATCATAACCGGGCTTTCCAACCCAATTATTGACAATGCGTGTCTTTCCAGGATGCAGCGTCAGTTCCAACCGTTGAAATATTCCTTCTACAGCTTTCTTGGCCACCTGCGCTTCCCACTGTTGTTTACACAGGATAACAAAGTCATCTGCATAACGTACAAGCGTGCCAAAACGCGAATACTGCCGCTCCCATACTGTGTCTAGATAGTTCAGGTAGATGTTTGACAATAAAGGACTGATGACTCCTCCTTGCGGTGAGCCTCTTTCGCTGTCTTTATGGTCTCCTTCTTCCATGACACCCGTTTTCAACCAATTCCGTATCAGTTTGAGTATCCGGCGGTCGCTGATTCGCATTTCGACCAGCTTCATCAGCTTGTCATGGTTAATACTGTCAAAATAGCCCTTGATGTCTGCGTCCAATATCCAGCGGTAGCCCTGATTGCTCAAGTCTTTAATCTTATCTAACGCCATGTGGGCATTTCGCTTTGGCCGAAAACCATAGGAAGTTTCCTTGAAGTCAGCTTCAAAGATTGGTTCTATAACTATCTTCGCGGCAGCCTGCACTACCCTGTCCTTGAGTATGGGTATTCCCAACGGTCTTTTACCGCCGTCTTTCTTGGGAATATAAACACGCATGACTGGCAGCGGACGGTATCTCCCTTCTTTCAGTTCCTGTTCTATCTCTTCCAGAAACTTCTCTTCTCCATAGGCTTGGACATCCTCTATACTGATTCCGTCTACTCCTCCCACTCCGCCATTTTGCTTTACCTGTTGCCATGCCTTGTGCAGAATATCCCTTCTCAAAATCTTGTCATAAATGGCATGAAACCTTCTTTTCCTGTTTGCTTTGGCTGCAAGGTATAGCTTTCTTTGAAGTTGTCGAGCTTTGTCTATGGTGTTGTTAGCCTTTCGGGCATTCACTCCCTCTTACCTCCTCTGAAAGCATGAGTAAAGTTGAGGCCCTTCCCTACCCAAGGTTGTGTTGTCCTTGTTATCATCAGTACTATGGCCTCTTCCGACTCCCTCTCCACAGGTCAGTCAACTTCACCTCTGCGGCTTATATGACACCTCTTTACAAATTTTCTCTGTGTGGAGTAGGGTCTCTCTAGTTCCGGACACTACTTTGCATACATGCCGCCACCTCGTACACCGGCGGATTCTTGGAGGGTGCAATTCAGGTTCTTCCCCTCGTCCATGGCCTTCGCGCCAACACACAAGTCTCGGCTCCCGCTTGCTCCCATCTTTCGACAGGCCAAAGATTTCGATGCGGCAGTGTTCACTTTCGTTACGGCCTGCATACTTGCTCACAGCCCTTTAGGCCGCTTACCCCTGCGCTTCATACAGCAAATCTCTTCACTGCATGGCAGTTACGCTAACGGGCTCCCTGACGATTACCCGTACCGGACTTTCACCGGTTAGCAGCGTCCAGCTTCGCTGGACGCGATGTGCTTTCTTTTGAGCCAAACCACGCACTCCACGTGCCCTGATGGTATGGAATAGATAATTTTCTAATGGTAAGGCTTCTGTTAGCCATCTTTTATTAGGATTGAGATGTTTATCATTCAACCACTTCACTACCGTACCATCTGATTCTTTTCCTTAAACTCTTACTTTTTTATTATTTTCAAACAAGTTTATTCAGAATGTATATCCGCCATTAAATTCATTAAACTACTGAGCTCATATATAAGTACTTTTTAGCATCATAATACTGTTTCATTCCATCAAGAATGCAATTGAGATACTTTATAGTTTGGTCCTTTATTTTTATTAGATCCTCAATAGAATAATTACGTCCACATTCTACAAATGAAGTTGTCCCATGTGCTAATTCATTACGTTTGTTTTTAACATCTTCAAGTACTATTCCACCTTTACATTCAGCATCAATAGTGTATGTAATTCCGTGCTGCTTGCAAATTTGTCTAATCTTCTCTGCATCTAAATTTCCACTAATATCTGTTGCTTTTCTGTCCAGCACAATTGTTTCTCCATTTAAAATACAATTAATAATTTCTATAGCCTTATCCCTGTAGGAATTATAATGCGCACTTTTATCATATACTTGATTAAATTTAAAAGAAAACCAGATATCTTGTATCTCCTTCCTTACATCTTTATAGGCATATCCATTTGACCTTAGCTCGTCATATATTTCTAATATTCCACCCATTATAGATGATTCAACTAAATTGTAGATCATTAGCAAGGCATTAGATTTCAACATCTTTAAGAAATCATCCGAATGAAATTCATATTTTTCATCAAACTTATTCTGAGTATCATAAAGTTGCTGAATTGCTTTGTAATATAATTCAATTTCATGTATCCTGTCATAATATACGTCAAATGTCGCTTGCATGATTATCACCTGCCAACAACATATCACGAACATACTCTACCCGCCCAGCAACTCTAGCTAGTGAATTACTTGCATGCGTTGTAGTGTGAATTTTGAATTCATCACTTTCAAGCCAATCCATTGATTTAGGCTCAAGATTTGGATTAATCCTTAAAGCCAAAGCTACGCCAACGGATATTGCTTCAAATCGAACCCTAGGTGTAGACTTAGCATTTTTTGTTTTTCTAAATCCATTAGGAAAGTATTTATCTACAAATGTAACCATTCTCACAAATTCACTTCTAAATGCTTCCGCATCAAAGTTATTTTGATTATCTTCAACATATTGATCTAAGAATTCATCAACTCTATGAGTAAAATTTTTGTAATTGTTTAAAAACGCAAAAAAGCGTAAAACGAGCTCTAAGTCTTCATACCTTTTCTTGGATATCTCACTAACAGGACACACTTTTATAAAAATAGGATTCTTTGTACATTCTTTGAGAAATTCCATAAATGGACCAGCGTAGCTTCCTCTTCTTATTTCACTAGGTTTAGCCGGTCTGCCAGTGGTATTAATTCTATTAAATATCTCCTTTCTTATATCCATCGTAGTTTCATCTGAAAGAACGATAATTCTCATTGTTGTTTTATTAAATTTACGCTTAAAGTATTCTGGTAAATCATTATAAGTAAAACCATTCAACTCCGTCAGCTTTTTTAAATTGTTTAGTATTAAATCGTTTTGCATAAATTCTTCTAATGCTTGAGTTCTCTGTGCTCCATCAATAATTTCACAGCGCCCATCGTCAGTATCGGAAAAAAACATAAAAGGAATCGGTAAACCAAGCAAAATAGATTCAATAAATCTATTTTTATCGGAATCTTCCCATATATATTGCCTTTGATATTCGTCAGGTATATAAAATTCATTTTCTCTATATTGTTGTACTAAAAAGTCAATAGCATAATCTCTTGTATCATAATCAACTTCTTTTCTTAATTCTTTTATCTGTTGCTCTGCTGCAAGTTTTCTCGCATCATCTATCACTTTATTATTTGGCATCATCATTGACCTCCCTCTTTTTCACATGTTCAAGTATGCTACGACCTATTGCCACCCCAAGTTCAACAGGAACAGCATTTCCTATATGAATTCCAAGCTGTTTATTTGTTTGGGGATTTTGTTCATCAATAAACTTATAGTCCGGAGGAAAAGATTGCAATATCGCACCTTCCCTTAACGAGATTGCTCGATCTTGTTCCGGATGCCCAAACCTACCGTTTCCGTATCCATAAAACTGCGTAGTTATAGTCGGAGATGGTTTATCCCACTCCATTCTACCATAAACAGCCCGGTATCCTTTTCCAGTACTCTTTTTATGGCATAGTAATTTAAGCTCATCACTCCAGTCTTGCCAGGTTCCACCTGGCACAGATTGTCTTATTCTCTGTTTGTTGAGCTTTGATAATTTACTAGCTCTATGTAATGGGTCAAATTCAGAGATTTCACCATCTTTTAACGGAGGTAAATATTTGATTGCATCAGCAACAGTCAAATAAGTAGCCTCATTATACAGGGGTTCAATTAATTCTATTTTGCCAAATCTGGATGCCAAAAGTACTAATCGATTTCTGCTCTGAGGGACACCATAGCCAGCACAGTTTACAATTTCCCAGCTAATATAGTAACCTGCCTTTTGAAGTCTATTTGTAAAATCTTTAAACACATTTGTTTTTACCAACTGAGGAACATTTTCCATAGAAACTATATCCGGCTTTATTTTTTCAACCAAATCAATAAAATAATATAATAATTTCCATTTATTATCCTTATGTCCGTCTTTTATATAACGTAAAGAATAGTTCGAAAATGGCTGACATGGTGCACAGCCCATTAAAACTTTAATACTATTTTCAGGATATAACGCTTTTAACTCTTCATCGTCAATGTTTTCAATACCTTTATTAATAAAAATTGATTTATTGTTTGTTTCATATGCATATTTACATGTTGGATCAATATCAATTCCTGCAATTACATCTATTCCGGCTTTCTGAACACCATATGTCAGTCCGCCAATTCCACAAAATAAATCTATCGCAACACAGTTCATCACTCTTCACCCCTTCCTTTTTCTGCCTCCTTGTTATTATCGTTTATCGTATCGTCTATAAACAATAAATAAGTTTCTATGCCAAGTGCATCCGCTATTTTTTGTATGTTATCAAGAGCAATACTTCTTTTCCCACACTCTATAGCACTAATATAAGTCCTATGCAAACCAGCCTTTTCAGCGAAACTTTCTTGTGAAAGGCCAAGTCTATTTCTATATTTTCTTAAGTTGTTAGCGAAAACTTTTAATGCGTCCATTTTTATTCCTCCCCATATAATATTATGGGTAATCGAATACAATAAGTCAACATACAATAAGTCACGTATTACAGTCATAAAATAGAAAATTTAACCCGCACCTGTTGCTTTCGTCATGTTCCAGATTCCATCTTAAGCCCACATCAGATACAATTAACCAGTAACACCCTGACTTACAAGTGTTTTCCTACAAATAGTTAGGTAATAGAATTTCTTCGACCCGCCAGCTCAGTAAACATACTATATAGATAAAATAAAACAGCCGCCATTCTGTTTTTCACAGTTTGGCGGTTGTCTCTTCTCGACAATGCTATTTTTTGCTCAGCTCCTGCTCCATCTCTAAGCCCGACTTGAATTTTATGAGAATCTTATCCTTTGACACGACCTTGATGCTTTGTATAAGCTGCCTGACAAGCTGGTTATCAAATCCTGATAATTTGCAGTCTGCGGTGTTCAGAAACTTCTTCATATCCTCAATTCTTCTTTGGAAGCTGTTCTGCCTGGCTTCCTGCTCGGTATATTGGGTTTTCTTCTTCTGAAGTTTTTTCAATTCGGCGGAGATTTTGGCATAGTGCTCGTCAAAGTCCGTATTATCTGCTCCACATCTTGCATTTTCCTCTACGAAGCCTATCATCTCTTTTTTTAATTCCGCAATCCGTTCCTCTATTCTTGCTATGTCCATCCGTTTAGCCCGGTTGCTCATCACCAGCTGAATGTTGGACTGGAGAGTGTCCACAAAATCTCCCTTATCCTGTATGAGTGAATTTAAAGCATCAATAATGGCACTATGTAAAACTTCTTCATCAATGGTTGGGGACTTTTGGCAGTATTTTTTCCCATGCTCCAGCCTGTTAAAGCACCGCCAGACAATCCTTTTCTCGCTGTATGCTGTCCAGGATGCCCGTCTGTAGGGCTTGCCGCACTCTCCGCATATCAATAATTCGGTAAGAGCATATTTTGAGCTGTATTTTCCGCTGTCGGTTTTGACTCTTTTATCAGCAGATTTCTTAAGGCTGGCCCGGCGTGCTTTTTCTTCCTGTATCCGGTGAAACAAGTCTTTTGAGATGATGGCCGGATGGCTGTCCTCCACATAATACTGGGGGACAATTCCATTGTTTTTTACTCTTTTCTTGGTGAGATAATCTATTGTGTAGCTTTTTTGCAGCAGGGCATCTCCCATATACTTCTCATTGGAAAGCATCCTGTTGATGGTGGTAGTAGACCATTGGTTTTTTCCGGTAACCGTTTTTATACCGTTTTCCTCCAAGTATTTTTTAATTTGGGTAATGCTTTGACCCTCTAAATAAAGCCTGAAAATCAGCCTTACAATTTCTGCTTCTTCTGGCACTATCACCAGTTCCCCAGCCTCATTCTTTGTATAGCCTAAAAACTTATTGTGATTAACCATAACCTGTCCTTTTTCAAACCGGCGAACCACACCCCATCTTGTGTTGGTGCTTAAGGAGCGGCTTTCTTCCTGGGCGAGGCTTCCGAGGATGGTGATGAGAAATTCTCCGGTGCTGTCCAGGGTGTTGACATTTTCTTTTTCGAAGAACACGCCGATGTTTTTCTCTTTCAGCTTCCGTATGTATTGAATGCAGTCAAGGGTGTTTCGTGCAAAACGGCTGATGGATTTTGTCAGCACCAGGTCGATCTTGCCTGCCATGCAGTCTTCAATCAATTTATTGAACCCTGTCCTGTTTTTTGTACTGGTGCCGGATATCCCCTCATCGGCATAGATGCCCGCAAACTTCCAGCCTGGGTTTTTCATAATTTCCATCGTGTAATAATCCACCTGCGCCTGGTAGCTGGACTGCTGCTCCTCCAGCTCCGTGCTGACCCGGCAGTAGGCAGCTACTCTCAGCTTTTTTATCTTTGCTTTTTCCTTGAAATCATAAATCGGATTTGCTGGGATTACCGATACTGTTCTTTGTCCCATCGCCATGGGCTTTTCCTCCTTTTCCCCGTAGTTTATATGATGTGCTCAGCGTCACTCCGTTAATCAGTTCAAACCGGAGCTGCCCGGTGCTTTCTACCGTAATGCTTTTGATGGTTGCTTTGAATAAAGCCTCATCAAATGCTTTAATGGGCTTGCGACTCTCAAGCACCGCTTTTAATTTCCTGGTTTTATAATCAAAATCATCCACCTGGGAGATTCGATATTGTTCTGCAGCTCTTTTGAATAGAAGCTGTGCCATTTCCGACGGTTCCAAGCCGTTTTGATCGAATCCGTTGGATATTTGCAATTTTATCTTTCTTAATTCAACACTCTCAGTCACAGCATTAACTGCTGGACGCTTTTCTATCATTTCAGGGTTCTCCATCACCCGGTTGATAATCTGTATAAAGGCAGCTTCAAGCTGCTTGTCATCAACCACGCCGCTTTTGCAGCATACCCTGTTGTCAACGATATACCGTTTGCATTTCCAGTTGCATTTTTTATTTTTGTCATGGTGTTCGGTGTACCTTTTGAAAACACTCCCGCATTCCCCGCATATCAACCTGCCGCTGAAGGGATAAGTGCTGGCGATACCATTGGCAAAGTAATTGACATTTCTGCCAAGCTGGGCGTTCTTTTCTTCCCTAAGCTTATTTGCGGTATTGAATACTTCCTCCGGGATAATGGCAGGATAGAAGTCACTTCCGGTGTATTTGCAGTTGCTCAAGATTTTTCCGATGGAGCCATGATTCCAGGAGGGTTTTCCGTTGGCATTGGGAACCTTCATTTCCGTCAGGTCCTTTGCCATCTGTTTCAAAGACACACCTGCTATAAAATCATTGAACATTTTTCTGACCAGGTCCGCCTTTTCCGGTTCGACGGTTACGGCTCCGTCTATGATTTTATAGCCAAAAGGCATATGTCTTTGCGCCATTTAGCTCACTTCCTCTCCGATGATTTCTGGAAGCTCCAGTCCGTTGAACAGGCGGAAGGCGATTTCAAGCTTGGATTTTACGATAATCTTTTCTACCATCAGCGAAAATATATTTTCATCAAAGCTCTCTATCAGGTCATCCTGCTTTTTAAGGAAAGCGATCAATTCCTCCGTCCTGGCGGCCTCATTATTAAATCCATTATATTCAAACAGCTTGTTCCGCTTCTTTTTGGCTTCGTAGATCTGCTTGGTGATAAGATTGCTTTGCTCTATAAAAAGAACAGAGTCAAGATATCCTTTCGACCTCAGTCTACTTAATACATGACTCTGTTCAGTAAGTTCCGTTATTTTTTTGTTGATTTCCCTGACCTGGGATTCATACTCCCTGCCGCAGTGAAGCTTTTTCAAATCCTCGGCCAGGGGAGTCAATATTTTGTCATAATTGCTTTTCAGCTTGTTATATAGATTGATGAATGCAGTTTTGATGTGATTGTCCTTGATAGCTGTCATGCCGCATTCCATTCGATTTCTGATATGCGTGGTGCAGCACCACTGCTCTGTCTCATAAGGTTTGCCCTTGTATATGATTTGCCTTTTGAAAGTGCTTCCGCATTCACCGCATTGGATTTTGCTGCTGAACGGGTACCGTTGGTTATATTTTCGGGGGTCGGTATCCACCATGGCTTTTTCGGTTTTTCGCTGCTCCATGATCTCCCTGACCCGTTCAGCCTGCTCTTTTGAAATAATGGGGTCGTGGTCGTTGGCGATGTAGTAGCTCTGTTTTTGTCCCCGGTTTCGCTTTCGCCGGAAGGGCAATGTGTTGGTGGTAAAGGTCTTCTGAAGAAGCATGTCGCCGTAGTATTTTTCATTGGTGAGAATTTCCTTCACCACATTTTCTCCCCAGGATTCCGCCCCTTTTCTTGTTGGAACTCCTTCTTCCGTGAGCTCTTTTGCGATGACGTACGTTCCTTTCCCATTCAGGTAGTCAGTATAAATCCTTTTTACAATAGCGGCTTCTTCTTCATTGATGATGATTCTTCCATCCTTGTCCTTCTTATAGCCGTAGGGAAGGTAGGAAGGCTTCCATTCGCCTTTCATAAACCTTTTTTGTATCGCCCACCGATTGTTTTTGGAGGTGGAAATGGATTCCTCCTGGGCAATGGAGCTTAAAACCGTCATCAGCAGCTCGCTTTCAGCGGACAGGGTGTTGATGTTTTCTTTCTCGAAAAAAACGGCAATCCCCAGCGTTTTGAGCTTTCTCACCGTCTCAATGCAGTCGGCGGTGTTTCTTGCAAACCTGGATATAGACTTGGTGATGACCATGTCCACCTTTTTGGCTTCACAGTCGGCAATGAGCCTTAGAAACTCATCCCTCTTGTCTTTGGCGGTGCCGCTGATGCCTTCGTCCGCATAAATTCCCGCAAAAGTCCAGGCATTGTTGCTTTCTATCAGCCGGGTGTAGTACTCCACCTGTGCTGAAAAGGATTGCAGCTGCCCGGTGTGGTCCGAGCTGACCCGGCAGTATGCGCACACCCGCAGTTTCGGAGCTTCAGCTTCTGCTTCCATGCAATTGATTGGCTTGATGACTCTTACTTTTGGCATACG